ATTTTTTTTGTTACATAACCCGCAACATATCTATATGTTTCTGGAACCGCTTGTGCTATCTGTACTTGACCCATTCCCCATAGGTCTGCTAACCATTTACTGGTATAGTATCCGTTGTGGTGAATCTTGTATAGATTTTCTAGGTCTTTTGGTCTCCATCCGTATAGAATCATGTGATAATGTGGTCTCGCTGTTTGTTCTCCGTACTCACCGGCCACAAAATAGCGTAATTTGCCCCTGTAAGCCTTTCTGAGACGTTTTAAGAACTTTTGAATATCTTCATACAGCAAAATTTGAACACTACTAGGGAGCTTCTCTCCCGGCTTCCATGTGTACTGTACCTTTCGCATGATTTCACCTGTTTTTACTATCATGCCCGGTACATGGTCATCATCATAAGTTAGCGTGATAAACCAGACTTCTTCTTTTGGATAGTCTCGTGCTTCCAGTTCGATTCTTGTCGTCCAATCTTCTCGTTGTCTGATTCTGCATCCAATACATTGCCCGCATGGAATTAACATGACTTTCGGATTATACATCAAATCTTCATATTTTAGCTGTTTCCCGCTTAGCTGTGAAAAGCGGGCGAGTGAATATACCCGCCCGCTCTGCTCTCTATCGCCCGGGTTGTACAGCCTTATTAACGGCTTGTAACAACTCATTTTAGATAATCACCTGGCTTTCTTTTTGCGCCGTAGTCTCCTGTTTTATTCTGCATTGGGTTTTCTGGTTTGTGTCCTACTTTGCTACTGCCTTTTGTTTTATTTGTGATATCTCCAATTGTTTTGTTTGTTTCGTTATCGATATTTGTTAGTGCTTTCATTAGGCCGTAAGGACTTAAATGTGTTTCACTTAGCATTTGATTCCAGCTTTGCGAAGCGTTATACCAATCTGATTTACTCCAACTTGTGCTGCTGTACGAGTTTGGAACAAATCCGTTGCTTCTGCTGACTCCTAGTGCGCTGCTGCTTGCTAGTCCCATGCTTGCTCCGCTGATTGTTCCTGCAGACCCTCCAGGTGTGCTTGCTCCACCGTTTGCAAATGCTAGAATTGGGTTTATACCTGCCTTTTTCATGTCCTCAACCGCTCTTTGATATGATGTGTTGCTCATACGCTCTTGAAACTGTCTGTTTGCTAGTGCTTCGGCGCTGTTGTAATTCATTGCGGTTGTGTTTTCGATGTGGTTATATACGCCTTGCATTATGGCTTGCATGGTGTTGTATCCCATCTGCTGAAGCATGCTTTTTTGGTTGTATTTTTGCTGTGCTATGCCCTCTGCGCTTTGATATCCATACGCTTGCTGTAAATATTTTGCGATTTGTTCGTCATTCGTACCGGATTGGCTCCCGCTTACGGATGCTCCACCGCCTTGGCTTACACTTCCTCCGCTGCTTTGTCCTGTTCCTTCGTTTCCCCAACCGCCAAAAGCGCCTGTAACGTTTTTTACTGCGCCTGTTATGCTTCCTATGCTTGTTGCGACATTGCCAAGTATGTTTACTCCTCTTAAAATTGCTCCCCAAGGAATTGCCATTTTAAAATAGCCGGGTTTTTGGCCCGGCTTCCTCCTTTCTTTACATTTTTTCCAGACCCGGCACGCTATACAGCGGCATACAGCGTGTTGTATTGTTCATTACTCGAATTGCTCCAAAAAATTGTGGCTCGCTCTGAACAATCAGTGTTCTTGCAATTTCTGTTTTGCCCTCGTTCATCCATTCTTGACTGAGTGTCGGTACCTTGTCGTAGTTGTCCGCATAGTGCCAGAAGTCCAGCGTTCCTTGTGCGTTACTCCGCATTTTGCCGCTTACTCTGTTCGGCTTCATGCGATAGTCGGCCCAGGCTTCTTGATAACCGAAGGTTTCATCATCTGTGCTCGTGCCAGTAAACATGATTTCCTTCTTCTTTACAGGCTGTTCGCCTAGATTTGCGAACTGCGGGAAGTAGTAGTCCAGTCTGTCTGAGCGGCTCCAGAACCTTTCTAAGCCCTGCTGGTAACTATGGTCGTGGCGTACACACATGACACCGATAACAAAGCCGTGCTCTTCAAAGCTCTTTGTAAAGGAACTTTCATTGATAGGTGTTACTGACATTGCACCTGTTTCACCAATAGGTGTGTCGTTTTCGGTCTGCTGTCCGCTGGTCTGCACGATCTGATTAACATTCACGTGATAGCGTCCGCCACCTAGATACTCAGGCACCTGAACCGTTTTGTCACTGATGCTTACGCCAAAAATTGCCCTTACCTGCTCACGGTATCGACTGCCGCCACGTGCCAGTGCTTCATAGTAGTGCTGAACTGCAAAAGCCTGTCGGAGTTGGTTGATGGTTGCCGCTTCGATTTTTGACAGGTCTGCGCCCAAGTATACTGCACTGCTTTCAGTGAGGCTATCATTTCCTTCGTTTACGCCCAGTTTTACCGGGTTTCCTTCGCCTCCTGCTCCACCTACTAGCTGGATTCCTGCTGTTGCACTGTCAATTCCATTGAGGTAGTTTACTTCTGCAGATTGGTTGATGTTTTTCAGTACTGTATCGCTGTATGGTCTTACAGGCGCATTCCCTGTCAGTCCGATTGTCACTTCCGGCCCTCGCTGAGGATACGGCAGACACGATGAGAAATAATCGTGAAATTTGCTCACCGGTAGACAACGTGCGCCACTTACTGCATCTCTCAGAATCCCTTCTTCGTCACTGTCTTCGTTTAAATCCGTATACTGAATCAGTGTTTCGTCTGTAAAGTTCGTCGCCGGATTTCCTACGTTTTGGTCTCTGAAAAATTCGTTCCAGATTTTCACATATGCCCGGACTGGCAGTGCGTTTATGTACGTTATTCCGCTTCCTTCTTTTTCGTTGATTTTTGTCGGCACTCCCATGTAGTCCAGAATGCTTCCTTCTTTTGGCCCTTTCAGGTTTTCTTTTCCGTTTGTCTCTGCGTTTGATGCGATTTTGATTTTTGGCACTTCGTATGTTTTTGTTGGCATCCACGGTGCATCGTCTGCTTCTCCCATGAAACGCTTGAAGTTGTCCCATAGAATTCTGTTAGGACAGTAGAAGTAATAAAAATCGATGTATGCATCGTCCATAACCGGAAATTTCGGTGTGCTCATTCGGATGATCGCCGCGGTATTTACGCTGAAAGTATCGCCGGGTAATACTTCGTCAACGTAAAACGGGATGAGTTTTCCCGAGTCAAACGTTGTGAGAATGTTCTGGTCTCTTTTGAATCGCGTTCGACTTACGTGCGTTTGCGGTACATTGTTGAAGTGCCTCTCGTTATTTCTGTTCATTGCTTTCCTCCTTTTCTACAGATACTTCTGCAACTTTTTTCTGATTTCGTTGGATTTCCATTGCCGCGGCTTGTGCTGTTGCTATCATGGCGTGATACTCGTGAATGTTTGTCGGCCATTCCGTGATATCGATGATTTCATCTGTTTTTGCGCTGTCTGCCAGACTTTTGGCAAACTCAGGGTCAAAACTCGCTTTGCGGACAATGTTTTTGATGTCGCACTCGTCTGCATAGCTTTCAATTTCAGCTTGAATGTCGATTGGTTCGGTTTCAATCAGCTTTTTTTCGCCTTTTTCGTCCTTGCCCCAGACGTACTGCTTGCGTAGTTTTTCGCCCGGATTTGAAAAGAAGGGCTTTCGCCCTTCCTCGTATCGTTTATTCATTCGGCTTGCCCTCCCAGACCTTATCCGGCTCGATGCTCTCAAATCGGCCGCTTTCATCGTCGAAGTTTGCGACGTGGTAGCCCTTGTAGTCCTCAGGCGACTGCCCAAGGAAGGTTTTTTCATCCTTTGCCATAATTGTGCACATCCGTGCAAACGTCTCGTTGCTCTTGCTTTCGCCGATGTAGCAGTAGCTTTTTGCTACGCTGTCGTAGATGCCATAGTATCCATGAATCATGTTTTTTCTCCTTTACAGTCTGATGCCGCCCCGCATGGGTTTCTGGCTGAGGTTGATACTTTTCGTTTTTCGTGCCGTTACGTTGAACATACGCTTGTCAGTGCGTGCCGGCATCCGCTGTCTGTGCTTCACTTGTGTACTCCCTTCTGATTAGCTCTAGCTCGATGTCGTTGGCCCATTTCTTCATAACCCAGATCCGGCTAATGATTTCTTCTGCATCTTTCAGTTCGGACACTTTCTTCATCATCTTGTATCCGGCTTCAATCTGCTTGTATAACCTTTCGGCTTCTAGCCTGAGTGTTTCTTCGGTCTGGTCTCTGACGTTCCATGTTTTAGTCAACATTGTCTTTACTTTTCCTCCTTCAGAATGTGGTAAATCTCGTCCAGCTTTTCGAGGACGTTCTTAATTAGCTGGATTGCTTCCCTCAGGTCTTTGACCTTAATCAATGCCATGGGTTACACCCCCTTTCTGTATCGTTTTTCGCGCACATCAATGTGTGTGAAGTTTGTATATCTGACTATGCCGCCCTGTTCCATGATACTGTCCGCGTATTTTGCAACTTCTCTGCTGCTGTGTCCTTTCACTACGATGTCTGCTGCCATTCCTTTGCAGTGGTAGCTGTTTGATGCTCCGTTTACTTTGCTGTTCCAGTTTGGTGTACGGTATCCGCTGCTGATAATGACCGGTGCGTTAAAGTGATTTCTGATCGTTTCTAAGATTGCGAGTAGCTCAGGTGACCATAAAAATTCTGTTGTTTTGTCTTTGCATCTAAACTCTTCTGCTTTGAAGTGTTGCGTTAGTCGGTCGTTGTTTGTTTGGTTTAAGATTGGTGTACTCATTTTTTATCACCTTTTAGCTCATAAAATTTATATGTTTCACGCTGGTCCCTTTTCGTCACATCCACATTATTTTGTTTTCTTTTTCTAGCTGGTGGATTCTTTGTCTTGACAGTTGGCAAGTCCTGTTATCCCAGCACCTCATCTTCTTGTTGTAAGTATAAGGGAACTTTATTCTGTTGTCAATTGGCGATTTGTACCATTTTACCTTTTTGTTTTCGGTGTATTCGTACATCATATTGCTTACCTCTCTTTCTGACTCTATTGTATCACATTTCTTTACGTTTGTCAAGTCCTCTGCAGAAAATTTTTCATTAGATGGCCGCCGTTGCGCGCTACGCGGCGCAACTTCCAGCGAAGCGCGGCCGTGACTTTCCCGCTCGATTCCGGACTGCTTCTATTGGGTTTTCAACATTTTCAACATAGTTTTCAACATTTCAACATTGTTAAACTTTAGCACAATAGAGTGTTTCAACAATTCAACAAGTTTTCAACAAATCTTTCAACATTGTTTTTTGTTTATTTTTAACGCTCTAACGTTTTAAAATTATAGTTTTCAACTTTTCCACATACCCTACTACTACGACTACAACAAGTTATATTATAATACGTGCGCACGCGTGCGCGTGTAGTTTTCGCGTGCACGTGTGTGCGCGATTAGAATAATAAAGCCCAGTACCTTACTTGATAGGTACTGGGCTAGGTGACACCAATTATAAAATACCACGCTTTTTCGTTTGTTTTTTGGTGACGCGTTCTTTTGTCTCTAGGACTGTTTTATAGTCCTGTTCTTCTAGCTGTAGACGCTTCTGCTCTATGGCGTTTTTCTGTCTGTTTTGTTTAATTCTCCACAGTCTTTGTGGGTTTTCTGCTTCCATCTGCTTTTCGTAGTATCTTGGAATTTGCGCCCGTTTTCCGTTGGTGCATTGAATGTAGCCTTGCCGCCAGATTTCTGCTTTGTGTTCTTGGTAGTAGTGGTCTCCAAGACCTGGTTTTAGGCTCATGCAAGCAAACGGTTTCGTTTGTCCCAATTCGTAGTACGCATTGGCTTTCTTTCCGTCTATCTCGTACATTTTTTTTGTTACATAACCCGCAACATATCTATATGTTTCTGGAACCGCTTGTGCTATCTGTACTTGACCCATTCCCCATAGGTCTGCTAACCATTTACTGGTATAGTATCCGTTGTG